GTGCGACAAAAGAAAAGAAAAGTTTTAAACTACACAAAAGAAAATTTAGAATGGATTGCAAAGCGTGAAACTTACACTGAATTGTTGCATCCTGATTACTTACCAACGATAACACCACCAAAAGATTGGACAACAGTTGAGGGTGGTGGGTACATCACCAGTGTACTACCTAAGTTAGACTTAGTAAAAGTTAAGAACAAAAAATTTAAAGAGGAACTCCGTGCACACGAGATGCCTGAGGTGTATGATGCTGTGAATAACATGCAACGCACACCTTTTCGTATCAATCAAAAAGTGTTTGAAGTTGCTTACGAGATATGGGAACGTGGCCTAGGTCGAGGAGAGATTCCAACCCCGACTGTCGTGGATATCCCTAATCGACCACATGACATAGACACGAACTCAGATGCTCGTAAGAACTGGCGTAATGCGGCAGCTACCGCACACACCATCAACAAGACCAACATGTCCAAGGTTATTTTGTATACCAAAATTATTGGAATGGCAAAGCAACTAAAAGACCATGAGAAAATTTACTTTCCTTTACAGTTAGATTTTCGTGGGCGTGTATATTGTGTCCCAGCTTTTTTAAATTATCAGAGCAACACAATATCAAAAGCACTGCTTGAGTTTGTTGAAGGGAAGCCAATCAATGCAGAAAATGATGGTATATTTTATCTCGCTATGCACGGAGCCAATATGTTTGGCTATGACAAATGTGATTTAGAAGAGCGAGTGGCATGGGTTAACAGCCATAAGGATGACATTGTAGCTAGCGCAGCTGACCCCATAGGCACACGCTGGTGGGAAGAGGCAGACAAACCTTTTCAATTCTTAGCTTTCTGTTTTGAATGGGCAGCTTATTTAGAACACCGTAATGTAAGTAAAGAAGATTTTGTCAGTCACCTGCCCATCGCAGTTGATGGTAGTTGTAATGGTTTACAGTTGTACTCACTTTTGTTACGAGATAGTGACAGTGGTGCATTAGTGAATGTCGTACCAGCTGACAAGCCAGCCGATGTCTACCAAAAAGTAGCTGATGCTGTGACAGGAAAACTTATGAGTGTGCAACATGAAGAGTTTGCAAAACTTTGGTTACAGTATGGAGTTAAAAGAAGCACAGTCAAGAGGGCTATCATGACATCAGTTTATGGTAGTACAAGATACTCATGCTCAGACTTTGTCCTTGAGGATTTAAAGAAGAGACAGGACCGTGGTGAAAAACATCCCTTTGGTAATCAACCAATGCCAGCAGCGAGTTACCTGTCAGGTCACATTTGGAATTCACTAGGTGAGTCACTTGCATCTGCAAAAACAGGAATGTCTTTCTTACAAAAGGTTGCAAAGATTGTGGCCAAAGAAGATGTGTCTGTTCGTTGGACAACACCGACAGGTTTTTATGTCGAACAGTTTTATCCACAGATGAAAACTAAACGAGTTAAGACCATGTTGATGGGTGAGGTATTTAAACCGAGAGTTAAAGAAGAAACTGACAAGATGGATGGCTACCGTATGTCTAATGGTATTGCACCTAACTTCATACATGCACTAGATAGCAGTGCACTCATGCGTACAGTAAACATAGCCGTTGAAAATGGGGTGAAAAATTTTGCAACAGTTCACGATTCATTCGGTACTACTGCGGGTGACATGAATGTATTGATTGCTAGTATTAAGACGGCATTTATAGAAATCTTCGAGGATGCAGATTTGTTTGAGGATTTCATAGCCGAGGTGAAATCACAAATTAAAAACCCAAAGCTCATTGATAAATTACCAGAGGTGCCTAAGCAAAAAGATTTATGTATCAATGACTTAATGGATTGTGATTTCTTTTTTAGTTAACTTAGGTGCCCTTCATAGATAATGTTACATAAGGAGTATAACATGCCAAAGAATAATTATGAAAGAGTAGTGTCCCCTAAGGGTATTGCTCAGTATGCATGGCTATCACAGCCTGACACAAGATTTGATGCAGTCGGTCACTTTAAAACTAACTTGATTGTTAGTGCCGAAGAAGCACAAGGACTTGTGCAAGCTATTGATAAAGCCATAGAACAGAGTGTTACTCTTGCTAAAGAGAACGCTAAAGGAAAGAAAATCAAACAAGCACCAGTGCCTTACATCGAAGAGATAGATGATGAAGGTAATGTTACAGACAATTTGATTTTCAAATTTAAAACAAAAGCTGAAATTACAACCAAAGATGGTACAGTTGTTAAAAATAAAGTGCCACTCTTTGATACACAAGGTACACCAATACTAGACACAGATGTCTGGAGTGGTAGTGAACTCAAAGTTAGTGCTGAGTTAGTGCCTTATTACACAGCGATGGCTGGAGCTGGGGTATCACTTAGACTCCGTGCTGTACAGGTTATCAAGTTAGTCCAAGGTGGCAGCGGCAATGCATCTGGATTTGGATTCGATGAAATTCAAGATGGTTATGTTGCTGAAACAAAGGAGACAAATGAGACGCCAGTACAGGAAGAAGAACCAACAGTCGCTGACTTCTAAACAGGTAGGTATACGATATGGGTTTCGTAGTGGTCTTGAAGAACTTATTGCTGAGTCTCTCGCCGATAAGAATGTGGCGTACACTTATGAAGAGACAAAGCTCCAGTACATCAAGCCAGAAAAAAGACACACCTATACGCCTGACTTCTATTTACCTAAGCAGAAGATTTTTATTGAAACAAAAGGGATGTTCACCACAGCAGACAGACAAAAAATGCGATTGATTAAAGAACAGTATCCCGACCATGACATTAGATTTGTTTTCAGTAATTCTCGTGCTCGTATCAGTAAGAAATCTAAAACAACTTACGGCATGTGGTGTGAGAAATATGGTTTTTTATATGCAGATAAATCAATACCAGAGGACTGGTTAAAATAGTCTCTCCACGAGAGGCCGTGGGCACAGAGCTCTTTCTCCCTCTGTGCCTACACTAGGAGAAATATGGAATCAGAATTTTTACACCATGCACCATGCACTGAGTGTGGCAGCAAAGATAATGCAGCCGTGTACTCAGATGGACACTCGTATTGTTTTGGATGTGGTCATGTTGAATCAGGTGATATAGTGAACACAACACCGAACATAGAAAAAAATAAAAACTTTATAGACTTTGACATTGTACCATTGGCTAAGAGAAACTTAGATATAACTACACTTAATAAATTTCATTATGGTGTGGCTGAGTACAATGGGCGTCCAGTACAGGTGGCAAACTACTACAACACAGAACACCAGTTAGTTGCACAAAAGCTGAGGTATCCAGATAAAAGTTTTCAATGGATAGGTGAGGCTAAAGACAGTGGTTTGTTTGGGCAACAACTGTGGCGTGATAAAGGAAAAAAAATAATAATAACAGAGGGTGAGATTGATTGTCTCTCTGTTTCAAAAGCACAAGATAACAAGTGGCCTGTTGTGTCTGTGAAATCTGGAGCACAAGGTGCTAAAAAAGATATACAGAAACAGTTAGAATGGCTAGAAAATTTTGAAGAAGTTATCTTAATGTTTGACCAAGATGAAGTAGGCATGAAAGCAGCTGTTGAGTGTGCTAAATTATTTAGTCCAAACAAAGCTAAGATATGTCAACTCCCTTTGAAAGATGCAAATGAAATGTTAGTTGCAAAGCAACACAAACAATTAGTCGATTGCATTTGGTCAAGCAAAGCTTATCGTCCTGATGGTATTATATCAGGGCAAGATTTATGGGACACGATACAGAAAGAAGATAACTATGTCTCCGTAGAGTATCCGTTTCCCCAATTAAATGTAAAGACACATGGTCTAAGAAAATCAGAACTTGTTACTATCACTGCTGGTAGTGGTGTGGGTAAGAGTAGTTTCTGTCGCCATGTTGCTCTGCATTTATTACAAAATGATTACAGCGTTGGTTACATTGCTTTAGAGGAAACAGTTAAACGAAGTGCATTAGGTGTGATGGGTATCCAATTACAGAAACCTTTACATCTCACTCGTGAGGGTGTCGACCAAGAGCAATTGAAAGAATGTTTTAATCAAACTGTTGGCAGTGGTAACTTCTATCTTTATAATCACTTCGGCAGCACAGCTAGTGACAATCTTATTAGTAAGATTAGATATTTAGCAAAAGCTTGTAATGTGGACTTTGTTATATTAGACCATTTACACATAGCATTAAGTGCCGTTGGAGAGGACATGGGTGATGAGCGTAAACTCATAGACTACACGGTAACTAAGCTGCGTACATTGGTTGAAGAAACAGGTATTGGACTCATACTTGTCAGTCATCTTAGAAGACCAGAAGGAAACAGAGGATATGAAGATGGAGTTGCTGTCAGCATGAACTCATTGAGAGGCAGTGCATCTATTGGACAGTTGTCTGATATGATAATCAGCATGCAAAGAGATTTACAGGCTGATGATAACTTGACTCAATTACACATATTAAAAAATAGATTTAGTGGCGAGACTGGGAAAGCTTGTACATTGCAGTATAATTTAGATACAGGATGTTTAATGCAAACCGAGGATTTCGCGGATGACTTTTGAAAAGAAACTTAATTGGGGTGATGTGGTGTTAGCAGCATTGTTCGAGGCAAGTACACATGATGGCCCTGTTGATATTCAAGTGCCTAATGAGCAAACAGCTAAGATAGTTTATAAAGCTTTAGCGGCATTGCAAGAGGCAGGTGACATAGATGTTTGGAGAATCAATGTTGAAATCACAGAGCAACATTAAGTGTGACTACAAGTTAGTCCTTTGTTATTGGAAAGACATTGTGTCTCAGGCAGAGTGGAGCGAGTTAGAAGATGCAAAGAAACGAGAACCTGTTGATTGTGTCACAGTTGGCTGGGTAGTGCGTCAAGATGAAAACACTACTGTTCTTGCAAGTGAATTTAATTTTAAAGATAATAAAGTTATAGATGGTGTAGGTAATACAACTAGTATTCCTACAGTAAATATTATTGCGATGAAAACTTTGAGGACAAAGATTTGAGATATTGTTTTGACATTGAGTCAAATGGTTTATTAAAAGAAACAACTGAGATACATTGTATTGTTTTAAAAGACATAGACACTGGTGAGGTACACACTAAACCAGTATTAGATGCAATTGATTTATTAGAAAAAGCAGAACTTATCGTTGGACATAACATTATAAAGTTTGATATTCCTGTACTTCGTAAACTCCATGGCTTTGTAACTAAGGCTGCTGTCTTTGATACTCTTATAGCAACGAGGTTAGTATACCCTGATATTGCTGGACAAGATTTTGCAACACAAAATTTTCCGAGAGATTGTATAGGCCGCCATAGTTTACGAGCTTGGGGTTATCGTATTGGTAATTACAAAGGTGATTATGATGGTGGGTTTACACACTTTACCAAAGAAATGTTGGACTATTGTGTCCAAGATGTTGAGGTAACTTATGCCCTGTGGTTGCGAATACAACAGAAAGGATATAGTGAACAAGCTATGCAACTGGAGCATGAAGTAGTCACAGCTATACATGAACAAGAACAGCATGGTTTTACTTTCAACACAAAGAAAGCGGAAGAACTGTACACTTTATTAAACACTCGTTTGTATGAAATAAAAGAAGAATTACAACAAGTGTTTCCCCCTAAATTAGAACGAACACCATTCACACCAAAGGTAAATAATAAAAGCCGAGGTTATGTTAAGGGTGTCCGAACCTACAAAGAAAAAATAATTGAATTTAATCCTGCTAGCCGTCAGCACATTGCTGAGAGACTTGCAGAGTTACACAATTGGGAACCATCCGAATACACAGCTGATGGTAAACCTAAGATGGATGATGCTGTTCTTAGTAATCTTCCATACCCTGAAGCTAAACCCTTAGCTGAACATTTCTTATTAGAAAAACGCATAGGTCAACTAGCAACAGGAAAACAAGCATGGATGAAGTGTGAGACAAATGGTAAAATACATGGAACTTGTAATACAAACTCCACGGTTACTGCCAGAGCTTCTCATGCAAATCCTAACTTAGCACAGATACCAAGTGTCAGTGTACCTTATGGTAAAGAATGTCGCTCATTATTTACTGTACCTAAAGGACACAAGTTAGTTGGTATTGATGTCTCTGGTCTTGAAGTTCGTATGCTCGCACATTACATGGCACGATACGATGATGGCAAGTATGCTGATGTTGTTCTCAACGGTGACATACACACAGAGACACAGAGATTAGCTGGATTAGATAGCCGTGATTTAGCTAAACGATTTTACTATTGTTTCTTATATGGTGGTGGTGTAAAGAAAATTGCACAGGTAACTGGCAAGACAGTACACGAAGCATCTAAAGTAAAGAAACGATTTTTAAATAACTTACCTGCATTGAACACGCTCATAACAAATGTACAGCAGGCTGCCGCTCGTGGTTATTTGATTGGCTTAGACAAACGAAATGTTAAAGTACGCTCACCACATGCAGCACTGAATACCCTACTACAATCTGGTGGGGCTATTGTATGTAAACAATGGCTTGTTGAATTTAATAAAGCCGCAGTTGAATATGATGATGTACGACAGGTCGTATGGGTACACGATGAAATACAAGTTGAGTGTCCAAAAGAGCTGGCAACAGATATAGGTGAACTTGCAGTGGATGCCATTAAGCGAACGGGTGAACATTTCAATCTTCGATTACCCCTGACAGGGGAATACAAGGTTGGAGATAACTGGAGTGAAACACATTGAGTCCAAGAAAAGGTAATCCAGATTTTGATAAGGATTTACAATACGGTTTAGACAGAGAGAATAGAATAGTTGCAATCTTAGATGCAAAGAAAACAAAAGCAGAAATAAAAACAGAACGAGACTGGTGGTTTCGTAGTGGTAACATCTGTTTAGAGATAGAGAGTTACGGAAAGCCATCAGGTATCATGACAACCAAGGCAGACTACTGGATACAGATACTTGCATTGGGTGATGATGATTACTGTAGACTTATATTTGATACAAAGACAGTTAAGAGATTAGCTAAAAAATATCTGGACACAGCTAGGTATGGTGGTGATTACAATAAAAGTAAATTCATACTCATACCACTCAAAGATTTATTTGACAAAAAAAATTTACCGAAGGTGCCTAAATGAGACAATTGCTAATTGATGGTGACATACTAATATATAAAGTCGCAACTAAATTTGAAGAAGAAACAAACTGGGGTGATGGTCTGTGGACTCTGCACTCAGATGAGCGCAAATGTAAAGCAGGGATTCGTAAAGAATTAACCAACCTTATGTTGTTGCTAGAGGCGCAAGATTATGTCATCGCACTTACGGACAAAGATAATTTTCGTAAGACAGTAATGCCATCTTACAAATCAAATCGTCGAGACAAACGAAAACCAATGTTGTTTAATTTGTTAAAAGAATATGTTATTGAAGAACACTATGGTGTAGCTTTTGAGAACTTAGAAGCTGATGATGTTTTAGGCATACTCGCTACGGACACCACATCCGTAGAAGTAGAGCGAGTCATTGTTTCAATTGATAAAGATTTAAAACAGATACCTGGTTTAATTTATGATGGTAAAGAGGTACTAGAAATTACTCCAGCTCAGGGAGACTACTGGTTTCTTATACAGACTCTAGCTGGTGACAGTGTTGATGGGTATAGTGGCTGTCCTGGAATAGGCATAAAAACAGCACAAAAATTATTAGACCCTAAGGTGCCCTTCATAGATAACTGGAACAAAGTTGTTGAGGCTTATGTAAAGAATGGGTACATGGAACCTGAAGTTTTACAACAAGCTCGTGTGGCTCGTATACTGAGACACGGAGAATATGACATGGTTACAGGAGAGCCAAAGTTATGGAAGATATAAACAACCCAAAGTATTATAAGGATTACACTATTGAGCCTATTGAGTTTATCATGAAAAATGATTTACCATATGCTGAAGGTAACGTAATAAAATATATATGTCGTTGGCGTTCAAAGAATACTTCTAATACTAAAAAACTTGAAGACTTACAGAAAGCAAAACGCTATGTAGAATTTTTAATAGATAATTTTAAGGAGACAATATGAGCTTACCTACAGTTTACCAACAATACATACATACCTCTAGATATGCCAGATACGATGAGTCTATCGGACGCAGGGAAACATGGCACGAGACAGTAAGAAGATACTTTGACTTTATGGAAAGTCATTTAGAACAAAACTTTAATTACAATATGGGACCTCTTAGGCGACAGCTTGAGAGTGCAGTGGCCAGCTTACAAGTCATGCCAAGTATGCGAGCCTTGATGACAGCTGGTGTTGCTTTACAGCGAGACCATACAGCTGGCTACAATTGTAGTTATATCCCCATTGATGATGTAAGAAGTTTTGATGAAGTGATGTATATATTATTATGTGGCACAGGCGTAGGTTTTAGTGTTGAGTACAACAATGTAGAGAAGTTGCCTGTTGTTGCCGAGAAGTTTAGTAAAAGTGAGACAGTTATTGTCGTTGAAGATAGTAAAGCTGGGTGGGCGAGCGCCTTTAGAGAATTACTTGCAATGTTATATTCGGGTCAGATTCCTAAAATAGATGTCACCCAGGTTAGACCAGCAGGGGCAAGATTAAAAACATTTGGTGGTAGGGCATCAGGTCCACAGCCACTTGTTGACTTGTTTGATTTCGCTATTGAATTATTTCAGAAGGCCGCTGGTCGCCAATTAGAAGCCATCGAGTGCCACGACCTAGTGTGCAAGGTAGGTGAAGTAGTGGTAGTCGGTGGTGTTCGTCGTTCTGCACTTATCTCTTTGAGTAACATACAAGATGACAATGTTCGTAAAGCAAAGAGTGGGCAGTGGTGGATAGAAAACGGACAGAGAGCATTAGCAAACAACAGTGCTGTTTATACCCGTACCCCTGACATGGGCCTATTTATGTCAGAGTGGAAAGCATTATATGAAAGTAAGAGTGGTGAGCGAGGTATCTTTAATCGTCAAGCCGCTAAGAACAAAGTTGCCGAGAGCGGGAGAAGAGATGTCGAACATGAGTTCGGTACCAACCCTTGTTCTGAGATTATTCTAAGGCCTTACCAATTTTGTAATTTGACTGAGGTTGTAGTTAGAGCGGAAGACACCAAAGACAGCTTACAAGAGAAAGTCAAGCTAGCAACCATTCTCGGCACATTTCAATCAACACTTACAGACTTTAAATATTTAAGAAATATATGGAAAGAAAATACAGAGGCTGAAAGACTCCTTGGTGTTTCCCTTACGGGCATCATGGACAACAGACTAACCATCTCCCCTACCCCTACCTTTCTCCGTGGGTTGAGAGAGACAGCTGTGGAGTGTAATCAATTCTTCTCCTCTAAGCTCGGTATAAATCAGTCTACAGCCATTACCTGTGTTAAACCCTCAGGTACGGTTAGTCAGTTAGTCGACTCAGCCTCTGGCATACATACACGATACAGTCAGTATTATATTCGTACAGTTCGTATGGATATGAAAGACCCTTTGACTCAGTTATTAATAGATGAAGGAGTGCCAGCTGAACCAGATGTGATGAAACCAAATGATGTTATGGTATTTTCATTTCCACAAGCAGCTCCAGAAGGTTGTCTTACTACATCCTCTTTATCAGCGATTCAACAACTAGAGACTTGGTTAATGTATCAGAGACATTGGTGCGAACACAAACCATCTGTCACTGTTAGTGTAAAAGAAGATGAGTGGATGGAAGTAGGAGCTTGGGTGTACAATAATTTTGATGAGGTAGCAGGTATTAGTTTCTTACCAGCCCTTGACCATGTATACAAACAAGCACCATATCAAGAGATAACTAAAGAAGTCTACCAACAAGCTATGCGAACTATGCCTAGAGATATAGACTTTAGAGATTTAAATGAGAAAGAAGATAACACAACAGGCAGTCAAGAATTTGCTTGCACTGGTAATAGCTGTGAATTGGTGGGGTTATAATGTTAAAAGTATTAGATTTGTTTAGTGGTATTGGTGGTTTTAGTTTAGCATTAGAATCTACAGGACATTTTGAAACAATAGCATTTGTTGAGAAGGATGAGTTCTGTCAAAAAGTATTAGCAAAAAATTTTAAAGACATACCAATTGAAGGAGATATAAGA